TGTCTTGCTCTTTTTATCTTGTCTATTAAATTGCTTTATAGTTGTTAGAATTACTACAACCATCGTCACGATCCAATAGATCAGATTCTCCATTCTAAAAAACATCAGTAAATTATCCCAATTCAACCCGCTTCATCCCTTCTATATAGTTTTCTATAAATACAATTGCTTCTTCTAATAATTCATAATACTTACTACCTTTGATATTATCCCAGTTGTTTTTGTAATCGATCATATAGGTATACCATGGTTCAGGACATATGAGTTCAAACCTACCCGTCTTTTCATAGTGTTCAATAATCCCTCTATATCTAAAGAAATGATAATGCGATTTAAATGCTTTAGTGACTTCATATCTTGCTTTCCCGTATTCAAGTTGGGCCTCTAACGATTTTAGTAAGAACATTCTATGATTGATATTTAATAGTTTATCGACCGTTTCTTTAAAATCAGGATCTATATGAATGAGCGTTCTATCTAGACTTAAGAAGGTATCTGCACTAGACCTATGATAGGCTGTAATCGTTTCATCAAAGCTATGTCTTGCTAGAAATCTCTCCTTTGAAAAGATAAACAAATCAACTTGTCCTAAATTCAGATGAATATTGTCTCTAAAATCTTCTAAGACAACTGTTACATCAGTATCACTATGTTCATCATTAATGCCGTAAGCTATTGAACCACTGTAGTATGCAAGTAAGATTTTATGATAAGGAAATATACCTCTAATTTTGGTTAGGATCAAGTTCATCTTCTATGACCGGTTCAATCACTGGCTCTATCACATCAAAATCATCTATAGCATCTTCAAAGCCAATAACATTTTCTTTTAACCATAGATAGCCTCTTTCAATCGGATTCACATTTAAAAAACTTATAAAATCACCAAAAGGTATCTCAATATCAATTTCTTCTACGGGTTGATTATAGTTAGCTCTTGTTTCTTTTGATATATAAGTTGCGACACACAAGCTAATTTTCTTATGTGAGTAACTGATATTAAATGCTGTTATCCTGTGGTACGATGCACTGATACCAAACTTCGTTTCTAATTCTCTAATAATTGCCATAACTGCCTACTTTCTCTTTATTCTATAAAGGGTAATTGAAAGTGAATCAGGTGACCCAAGATTAAGCCCTGTATTGATATAAATTGCACCTAAATTCCCATAAATGGAATGTGCAAAATCAGCCAATTTAACTGACCCATCACTTTGGCCAGATAATGTTGTTATACTTTTTCCATACGCTACCCATTGAGCCGTATCTAAATAATTACTTTTAAATGTTGGTGATATCTCAAAATCTATCACCTTGGTTATTCCACTTGTAATGGTTGGTCCACTTTCATAACTATCTTCGATATATTGGACTAATGAATCCTTAACGGCTCTTGTTGTATGGGTACTATTTTCAGTATTGACATGATGTGTGATATAAGTTCCTCTTAAATTTGATGAAGCACTCGTTCTATAATAGATATAGGTATCTGATACATCAGCTGAACTACCTTGTGTCGATGATATGATATGAACTTTATAAATATAGTTAGGATCAAAGGCATATTGTAAAGTATGGGTATAGCCATAACCTTCATAAAAATAGACGACTTCCATTTCACCGCCAATTTTTACGACCGATGATGAACCTCTTGCATATAAAGCATTAGACCCATAATCAAAAGCAAGCTCACCGAGATATGATAATTTTGAGGTAGTAGGAACTGTGCTCCCTCTTTTGACTCTAATAATTGCCATTAATACGTACCACCATCAATAACTGATGAAGGCGTGAGTACTTTTGAAGCATCAATACCTAGTTTATACTTTATTTTTGTAGGTGTATAACCTGTATCAACGACAGGGAAATATTTTAATGCATTGGTAAGTACTGTTGAGTCATAGTTTGTTTCACTAGATGCAAGGGCCATACCTTCTGCAGTAATAATCGTTGATATTTTCGCATTGGCTAGTTTTGTTCTTTGTTCAGTTGTTAAGTGAAGATTACTTGAAACATGTGTGTTATATGTAGACCCTGCAACTCCACCTAAATCAGCAAGTGTAACGGTAACAGCCCCAGTTGAACCATTAACACTAGTAACTGAGTCTGTTGGGGTTAAGAGTTCTTGCCAGTTAGCCAGTGTCGAATAAGGTGCAGCTTTTAAGATGAATGATTTATTTAAATCAGTACGAACTGCAACGTCTCCTTCTTGTGCAGTGGTAAGACCTAGCATCGCTGTTTGACTTGCTACTACAAAGGTATTAGTCATTGCAATCTTTGGGACAACGCTATCTGCTAGTTTTCCACTTGAATTTAGAATTGGGATGTTTCCGTTACCTGTTCCTGTATTCTTGGTTGCTGCACTGCCTAAACCAAGCGCTGTGATTTTTGTATCAATTTGCGTGTCAACTTTACCAGCTGAAGGTATTTTTAAATAATCACTATCTGCTAAAGGCACTGAACTGGATGCGACTTTATCCGCTTTAGCGATATATAAATGCTCTCCATTAAAATCAACTTGTGGTTCTCCTGCTTTCACTACCCCAGTTGTTCCGGTAAGGGGTCCTGTTCCTGCAGATGTTCTTCTTTTAATTTGAATTGTTGCCATAACTTCCTCCTATTTTTTTAAATATGCTGATGTAATATTATGGGTTGTGTTTCCACAGCTTAAGGTCACAACGCCTTGTTCATAAACAACACTTAATGTATAATCAGCTCCAGCATATCTATAACTGATATTTCTATTCGATCCAACATGAATAAATAAACTATCCCCTGGAAAGCTAATAATGGTTGTATTGTTAATCAGTACATAAATCAGTGATTCAGATAATTCTACTGATGATGTGTTGAAAAACTGATAGACACCATTGGATACTTTTGTTAGATTTTTTCTAACTGGTCTATATCTATCAAGTAGCTTGTTTTCTAAATCCGCAATTTTATCTTTATCATTTAAAATGACTTTTCTTACATACGTTTGATTAATCGATACAGATGTGGTTGTCTTGGTATAAGCACATAAGACAAACTCATAGAGCCCTTCTGTTGTTAGTAAATTAGTAAGTGTCAGTGAAGGATAACCACTTGCTTGTTCTTTTAAGTAGAGACTGACTTGGTTGGTTGCTGTATTGACTCCAAGGACGACATAGCCATTCTTATTAGAATCTGGTGTAATACCGATCGTAGTTTGGTTTTCAATATAGATAATGCGGCCATATACAGATATATAGCCGTCTTGAAACGTTAATGTGTTGTTTGCGAGTGTGACTTGACACTCATTTTTTAATCCTTTTAAAATCCCAATATCCTTTGAATAAAAAAAGTGATACAAATCTGCATCAATTTTCGCGGTAACATTTCCACTTTCAAAGGTTACTTTTTGAATTCCCATTAGAATTCCCCTCCATCTAAATTGGTATTGGTAATCGTGACACTACTTGAAGTAGTTGTTTTAGCTTTACTTAAAAGCTGTATTTTTTCTGTAAGCTTAACCCGGTATTCACCTAGGGTTATTTTTGCGACCTTAAGTGTATCTTTAAACAAGTTCCCTGTTACAACCGTGTCATAGGTTTTATGTTTATGAATAAAGGATATATAATCTCCTAAATGAAAGTTCATAAAGAGTTTAAAGACTTTATTGTTTAGATCTAAACTAAATGATATGTAATGATCCAGTTTTGAGGTCATCATTTCACTTCTAGCTTTGGTTTCTAAAGTATCTACTTCTTTATCCGCATAAATAAATGACTTGGCCATCACTGAATGATATCTACCTACGTGATGACTATCATCTGTTATATTTCCATTTGTAAGTAAGTAATAGGTTTTAATATCTTTATAAATCTCATTATCACTTCTAGGATAAAAGATGATCTTATTAATCACTTGTGAGGATGAATCATTAGTCTCTATATTTAAAATCGATGAAAAATTACTCTTCATCACAAGTCCTTCATTCACATGAACTATCTTAAACAAGATACCTGTTATTCGACCTCTAACATATTGCACTTCTGTTTGAAAACTAATCCCATAGGTCTTTGAAACAAGTTCAAAGAGTTTTGATATACTTTCAATCTTGTCTGCTTCAAAACTGAGTGATCCATAAACACTCGCATCTTTTTGTACTGTCAAGTAATCTAGGTTTTGCATGGTATCAGGATTCACTTTAAAATGTGTATGAATGATTTGATACAAGTAATCGATTAAATCACCAGTGAAACTCACAACAGGTATATCTAGATTAAATATTTCTCTAAAATTGAGCGCTTTAATGATCGTTGAATGATCGTCTTTTTGTTCGATGCTTTCTAAGATGCCGATATAAGAAAATAGTTCATTAGAAGCTATGACGATATCGCCTATCGATGTTTGGATATTTGTTTTATTGGCTTTGAAAACTGAACGCTGGATGATCACCATATCTAGGTTAATCTCATATTCTTTTCCAACTGGTGCATAATCTTTATATTGAAGCGTTTTTCTATCCAGGAATATGAGCTTCATATTAAATACCCATATACCCTTCAAGAAGTGTTACTTTACATAAAGACTCTGTTGCAACACCTGGTTTAAACTCAATCTCATAATTACCATGATTCACAAATAAAAAATTATCTTCTTGAAAGTCCTGCTGGCCATAGACATCTATTGTAGTACCGTTTTCTATTAAAGATATTTCTTGTTTACTTGGTATGGCTATGATTTTTAATGATGCACTTTCTGATTCAACATAAAGTTTCATTTTGGATATGACATAACCATTTTTTAAAATGGATATTTCAGGATGATAAAAGGCACCATGGATTTCAATGTTAATTGGTGCTTCATCTAATCCTTGATTATTGATATGAATGAGTCCTTGATAAGAACTCTCATAGTGATAAGGATAACTATAGGGATAGACTTTACCAGACTGATTCCCATTGGCGATAATCTCAAAGGTTTTTTCCTTATACCACATGGATACTTTTTTGAATACTATTTGACTTTGAATGGTTGAAGCGACCAGCTCTCCTTTAGATAGACTTAATACATCGACATAACAATACGCTTTAAATGCCGGTGTTTCATAATGCATCTTTAGGGCATCTTTGGAACGTGATAAATAATCAACAAAATCTTTATAACCTTGATAGCCTTTTAAGAAGATCAGTGTTTCAGTAATGTCTGTTAGTGGAAGATTACTTTCAGTTTTTGCAAAATATTTATTGTATTCTAAATACTTTATATCTAAAGAAAACCCAAGACCACTGGCTTGGGTTATAATTGTTTGATTTTTATGGTTGAAATAATACAATTCACCATATTCGTTTTCTAAGTAAAATGCTCTAATCAAATGACACTACCTCCTAATGCTTGATTGATAGAATCAATATCAAAGGTTGGTGAGGTTGTATTGATTGTAATATGGTTTGTATTTGCAGTACTTGTTGATGAATTTGTCGTATTAAGTGTCTGGCTAGACCCTTTTAGGTTAAATGTATCACTAAAGAACCCTCCAACCTTACCAAAAAAGCCACCCACTTTATCAGCAGCTTTACCTGCAAATTCACTAATACCTTCAGTGACGTTGGTTGCAATGTTGCTAATCCCTTCAGTGACACTACCAAATACATTTTTTACCTTACCGCCAAAGTCGCCTATCTTTTTAGGTAAGTCTCCTATCCATTCAAAGATTTTCTGGATAAACTCGATAATTTTTTGAACGACTTTCAAGATAGGATCTAAGACTGTCTTTAAGACCTTAATAGCAGGAACCAATATCGCTTGCAAGACTTGACCTAAAGTAGTAATCAAAGGTGCCAGCATCTCTAATATTTCAGCAAACATCGTTACTTGCATAATCAGTGGCATTAATAAGATGTCTAATATTGGTACTAATATATCTACTAGCATCACAACTAAATCGATAATCACACCTAGAATAGGCTTTAGTGCAGTAAGTAATGCATCAACGATCATCATGATTGGAGGCAGTAACAACATGAAGGTTTCCATCAGTCTATCAAGCAAAGCTCTAAACTCTTCACTTTGAAATAAAGCAAGCGCTAAAATGGCGATGAGCGCACCTATACCAAGGGTAGCAAAGTTTATACCTGCGCCTGCAAAAAGCCCCGCAGTACCCACACCTTTAAGCGTCATGGACACAATATTTAAGAGTGGTCCAACTTTACCAACAATTGAAAGTACTGGACCAATAGCCGCAACTAATCCTATGAGAGTTGCGATCATTTTCTTTGTATCTGAATCTAGACTATTCCATCTTGTTATCCAATCTTTTACAACGGGTATCATTTCATCTCTGACTTTGATGATTAAGTTTTGAATCACAGGCATGAGTGTACTTGCAATATCGACACCTAAACTAGATAAAGCTTGTTTGGTTCTATCAAGTGCATCTGTAAACTCACCAGCTTGCGCTGCTTGTTCATTAGTCACAATACCAAGTTCTCTTGCTTCTTGTCTTAAACCATCAATAACTTCTGCTTCTTTTGATAAAACAGGAATAATGTCAGCTGCGACTCTCTCACTTAATAGATCATTGGCCACACCTAGTCTGATTGCCTCATCTTCTACTTTACTTAAAGCATCTCTAATCAGTAAGAAAGCTTCATCGGTATTTTTATCTTTTAAGTCATCAACAGTAAGTCCAATTAAGCCTAAACTATCCGCGAACTTATCACCATTACCAGTCGCAATATCACCTAAGATACCATTCACCTTAACAAAGGCTCGTTCCATCCTTTCTGTTGAGACACCTAAGATAGTCGCAGTGTGATTCCACTCTTGAAAGGCTTCAGCTGATAATCCAATCTTTTCTGCAGTATCACCAATCTCATCTGCAGTATAGGCAGTCTTTATTGAAAAGGCTGTTAATGCAGAAACGGCTCCTAAGATAGGAACTGTTACAGATTTTGTCAGTGTAGAACCAAGTTTTCCAATCTTATCAAACTTGGCGTTACTTAATTCTTTAATTTTATTGTTTGTATTACTTAGTTGGCCATTCAGTTTTCCGAGTTCAGCTTCTGTATATTGGACATTACGTTTGAGCTTATTAAACTCATCTTGACTCATGTCACCAATCTGAACTGCTTTTTTGGCTTTTTCAAGTTCTAGATTTTGTGTATCTAATCTTTTCTTTGTTGTTTGTAAAATACTATTTAATTTATCTTGTTTTGATTTCCATAAATCAAGATTAGAACTATCATATCTTAGATTAGCATTAATAGCTTTTAAATCTTTATTTTGTTCTTTAAGATCCTTTTTAATATCTTTAAGCTCATTTTCTAAATCTCTACCATCAAGGCTAAGTTTGATATTGAGTCCTTTTACTGTTTCTGCGATGTTTCCACCTCCAATGCATAAAAAAACACATCAGATTTGACGTGTTATTATAAAGAACATTTTAATTATTATAATCATTTATTAAATCGTTTATTTGTCTACTACAACATTTACCAGTAGGACTTTTGTGAACACAATCACTGTTTTTCATCGCGTTTGTATTTTTTACAACCTTTCCTACTGTATCACACTCTTTATTCACTATCGCATCAACAATTTCAGCTTTTTCTACTTTACTACAATAGCAAATATATTTTGGATCAGCATCTTCCTTGTACCAAATCGGAACTTTAACATCAGTTTGCATTATCATATTTTCTTCACCAGAAAAATAAGCAACATCACATGTTGGGTTTAAGCATAAATAATAATCTTGATTAACCTCAATGGATTCTATGCTAGTTAAGCTTTTAACTGTAACATTACTTACCAGTTCGCCATTCACATTACATTTTGGACATGGTTTTGTTTTTTGCATAATAGTCACCTCTTACTGCTATTATAACATACTATATGAGAAAGTTATCGATATCATGTTGAGTTGCTCTTTTACTCGATTTAGATCCACTAATCACATTCTTTTCTAGTTCTACGATCGAAAAGTATGTTTCTAAATCAAATGATTTAGTATCTTCAATGGATAATCCTAGATGAGCAAGGTTAAAGATGATATTTGCTGTGATGTCTTTTTCTTCTGCGTTACTTTGATTTGCTGGGTGAGGGTGTGCTTTTCTGAAATGTCCCGAGCATTTCACCTATCGTATTCGTCAGATTTTGTAATTCATCCTGGTTACTTAATAAGCCAAAATCAAGCGACATTAAAAAGTCATTATATGATTGCTTACTAAAAGGTCGATGAAGCACATAGATAATTCTAAAAATCGTATCAATGACTGTCGATAAATCTTCTTCTTTTTTTCCTGTCTTTTCTAGCTTTTTAATATCACTAAATAATTCCGTTGAAAATACATTACGATAATCAATGATTGTAAATAGTGAAGAATGTAGGCGATAGTCTTTATCACCTAGATTAAGTGTTTTTTCCATGTGCTACTCCTTATAAGAATGTTGGAAGCGTAGGTGCAGTTGTTAAAAATGTTTGATAATTTGTATCTGTTGCGCCCGCGATTGCTCTTAAGATAAGATTGTTTCCTGCTTCAATTGGTCTAGCTGTAATATTAAGTTCGATTGAGTTAGCTTCAATAGAATCTGATTTTGTTTTACTTGAGTCTCCTGAAGGTGTCGCAGTACATAAGAAATACCATATGCGTCTTGCTTTCATGTCACCTTGAATTTCATAGCCTAATGCAAATGTTTTTGTTTCCGCATTCACAATTTCTATTAAGTTCCCATTGGTATCTTCTAAGAAACCAAAGATATCTTTTTTAAATGCCTCATCAATTTCAGTGAACTTAAGTGTCACGTTAGACCCTGAATTTGATACAAGTGTCTTAATCACTTTATCATCCGCATAAACTTGTGAACTACCACCGATTGCTTCAGTTGTAATCTCTTGTGCACCTTCTAATCGTTTAGGTACACCAAAGGTCCAGCTACCATCTTCTGTTTGTGTTGCTAGTGCATAATGCACATTGGTTAATCCAAATGTTACTTTATTACTCATTGTTATAAAACCTCCAATTTGATTTCATATACACGGTTTATAGAGCCGTCCTCATTTTGATATTCAGTGATCATTTGATACTCATAACCACCATAATATAAAGATACCTCAAGCTTTTCTTCTAACTCGAGGTTCTTATGCTTTGTTATTAAATTAAGTTGAATCGTTAATATGCGCATGGTTACTTTATCATCTGCATACATGGATCCTCTATTTGATACTTCTTGATAAATGATATAATCATCACTTTCATCTATACTTTCTTTTCTACCATAAGAAACTTGTCCTGGTAAAACAGAACTTAATGTTTGATAGAGTGATTCTAAAATTTCTTTCATATCAGTTTCCTTTAGAAATGATTTCTTTGATGTCTTCTAACATCTTTGGTGTAAACATATCATAGGCTGGTCTCATAAAAGGTCTTGGTCCGACATATTTTCCGCTTCGGTGTGTGTAACCAAACTCAAGTAAATGAGTGAGTCCACCTTTACCTTCAGAATAGATGGATATAGATGTGTTCATTCCACTACCGTGTGAGGTTGCGACAAATGAGTCCGCAAAGGCATTTTTATAGCCACTTCTTGGTGTATTACGTTTCATGTAATTTAGTATATCTTCTGCAGTATCACCCAGTCTTTTCTCAAGCTTAGGAATTAAGCCTTCTATATAACTTTCTATTTCATCTTCAATGGCTTGTCCTAAGTCATCAAGTGTAATCAATGATATCACCTAACTTGATTGATGTTCGTTTTAAATAGAGCTCAATAAACTGTCCTGCTTGATAGGTTCTTTCTATCTTATAGATAACTTGTCCGATATCTACATACTTGGAACCATCATAGACAATCCCTTGTACTTTAACTGCGATATCAATTCTGATATCTGAACGTTTACTTTCATAATACTCTCTTGAAGTAATCGAAAAATTAATACCAATCACTTCTTTTTTTGACTTAAACTGATAACTCATCACACCCATGGTGTTAGGAATCATCTCCAAGGTTAGTAAGTGCATTCTTATATTGGGGGAATTTGGATACATTTTGTTTAGCTCCCTTTTGTTAATGCGAGTTG